GTGAAAAACAATTTTTCGAGTCTTGGAAAAAAGCATATGAAGCCATAAAAAGTGGTGCAATTAAAGACGAATCTTTGACAAACTCTTACAGTGATGATGACGAATTGTCGACTGAAGAAATTGCTTCGTTAAAGCAGCTTGCAGCTGTTGCAGATAAACTCATTGGTCTGGTTAACACAACTACAGATGAAGAAGAGGAAGAAATTGAGGAAATTGAAGATGAGGAAGAAGAGCAAATCGAAGAAGTGATTGACACATCTAAGATAAAACCTGCCGACTCAATTAAGAAATCTGCAATCGCAATCGAAAAGAAAATCAAAACGGACGACAGCCTTGATATAGACGCTGTTTCGGACGCTTGGGCAAAAAGATATGGAGGTAACAAATAATGAGTCTAATTATCAAAGATAAAATCCCGATGTTTATAAAGGGTTATCCGACAGTATCAGACAAATACAATGTTTCAGGTGGTATTCTTGCAGGTTCTATACCTGTAAAATTCGGTGAACTTGTAAAACGTACAGGTACAGCTGGATATTTTGAGGCTATTACATCAACTGTTAATTTGGCTGACATTGTAGGTTTTGCGTTGGCAACTAATGTTAAACTTGCTGAAGAGTGGCCTGCAAGAACAGTTCAAATAAATCCAGGTGAAGCATTTAACCTACTTATAAACGGCTTTATCGCAGTTGAACTTGATGCCGACGCATCAATTACAAATGTGCCAGCTGTAGCTGCTAAAGGTGTAGCTTCTGAAGACACTGAAGTCGTTGCAGGAAAGACATATTACACTAGAACTTCATCGTCTGCGGGTGCAGGATTGTTAAATGATGGCACATATGCATACACACCTGTGGCTTCACCTACAGGCAATCCGTCTACATCAGATTACTATGAGCTTAGTGTTTTAGGTAGTGATGCCAAAACGGATAAAGTTATTGCTAATTCGCCTGTATATGTAATATTGGCAAATGGACATTTGACTACCGAAGATAAAGCATCTGAAGGAGCTGTAGTTCAGTTACCCGGATGTGTATTCACAGGTCTTAAAGAAATTCAAGGCACAGCTAAACTTGCCGAAATTTACGTTAAATAAGGAGGACTATAATAATGGAAGGAATTTTTACTCCGAGCACCGTTGAAAAGAATTTTTTTGCTGACAGCATTTCAGCTTCGCATAGAGGTCAATGTTTCAGTTTGAAAGATATGTACGGTTCTCGTTTACGTGAAGCATACGTTGGAGACGCACGAGTTCATGATGCGAACTTTGCATTTCTGACTACAACACTTGCAAAGCTTCATGAAAAACTTTATGAACCTTTGTATTGGGTAACATACCACGACGACGTTGCGGTTGACGTTGGTGGCGGATTTGTTGATTATGTGTCTTACTACACCGTCGATTGGGCCGGCATCATGAACGAATTTAGAAACGTTGTCGGTAACAACGCAAACTACATTCCGAGAGTGAATGCAGGTTTGAACCAAAAACGTGTTAATGTCTTTACATTTGAGGTTGCATACGACTTGCGTTTTATCGAGCTTGAAAAGATGAAGAAGCTCACACTTCAAAAATCTATTCAGGACATTTACTCGAATGCAATCGTTGCAGGTTGGGACTTGTTTGTTCAGAAAGTCGCATATACAGGCATTGAAGGTACCACCGGCATGTTTAACAGTCCTAACGTGATGGTTACGACCATTGATAATACTTCTGCTACAGCGGCAAACTCTGGTTTCAAAGGAATGCCTGACACAGATGTTGTTGCTTTCTTTAACGGTGTCTTCGAAACATATTTGCTCAATTCGAACATGAATATCAGTGTTTTGCCTGATACGTTCCTTGTGCCCATGTTTGTTGGCTCCGATTTGAGTTCTCGTTTCTCTGCACTGTACACAAATACGTTGCGTAAGTTTATTATAGACCACAACCTTGGTTCGGACGAATCGAATGGCGAGGTCAAAGTCACAATCAAATCAAGACCTGCTCTTAACGAGCTTGGTGTGGGTGGACACGGTCGTATCGTTGCATATAAGAAAGACAAAACGTTCGTTCGTCTTGACATGCCTTATCCTATGCAGCATTATATCACTTTGCCGAATATCGACAAAATGGCTTATACTTCTGCGTTTGTCGGTCAGGTTTCGGAAATTCAAATGCCTTACAACACAAAGAACGACGAATTCGGCGTTGTATCTTATTGGGATTTCACGAAATAACGACAAACTAAATTCATTGTACACATGCCTGACAACGACAACGAAGTTGTTGGGCATGTTAAGTATTAAAAGGAGATAAATATGAAGAAATTTATAGTCGATACAGGTAAAAAGAAATATAGCGTTAAAGCAAAAGATGCAGAGCATGCTGTTGAGCTTGTAAAGAAAATTGATGACGAAGATGATATAGGACTTTCTTTGGAAAGGAGCCTGAGAACGCTTAGTTGGAAGTATACTGTTGGAAAGATATATGATTATATTCGAACGCATGCAGTATATGGCGTACCCAATAATCCCGATGCTATTAATAGGGTGAAAGAAGTGCTATCAAAAAATGGTGCAACGAAATTCAAAGTAGTTAAGAATGACTATGGCTTTGCAATAGTGTGTTTTAAGGCGAAAGACTCAATAAACGGAACTGTCACAGAGAAAAATCTTGAAGACTCTATGATAAATGATAACATTGAAGAATGTTATAAATCATTAGCAGAAGCAAAAGATATAATTTCTACGATATATAAAAATCATGCAAAAGAACAGGACGAAGAGTATATGTTGAAAAAGTTAAAAGAGGCATCGTCTGCTATTGCAAGAGCGATTAGACAATATAAAGCGTGGATATAGAGGTAAGTTATGGCGATAATCGGAATACAAACGGACAGAAAAAACCCACCTTTCACAATTACCGACTTCATAGGAGATAAATATGAAAAAATTTATAGTTGACACAGGCAAAAAGAAATATATCGTCGAAGCAACTGACGCAGAGCACGCTGTTGAGCTTATAAAGCAGATTGATGATGCAGAGCACGCCGTTAAGCTTATAAAGAAGATTGATGATGAACGTACTGCTACAGTTCAACGTGTAAAGATGACAAAAGAAAAAGGTAAATATTGGATAGTGGAGTATGAAAGTTCACCTTATGTGTATGAAGCTGAGTATTTCAAAACTAAAAACGAAGCACTATCTTGGGCAAAAAGTAAAGGTTTTAAGATTACTCGAGTTGATGATGAGTCGACATTCATAGCAAGAGATGAAGCATCTCAATTGCAAACAGTGAACGCACTCATTGAAGATGAGAGAGCGGCTGTTGAAGCATATAATGTTGCGATTGAAAATCTTCGTGGTAAAATTCCGGAAGAGTCATTGCAAGCAATTATTGCTATTCGTGATGATGAAAATCGTCACATCGAAAATCTTCAGGCGGTCGTAAACGGAACTGTCACAGAGAAAAATCTTGAAGAATCTATGATGAATGACGATGACTATAACTTTGATTATATATGGAGCAAACTAGTAGAGGCTAAAAAGAATGGTGACTTCTTCAGAATTACAAATTTGAAAGAAAGAGCGTATAATGAAATGTTAAGAGGCAGCCTTTCAAAGAAAGATTATGAAAAGATTAAAAGATTTAATGTAGGTACTTAAAGGAGACGACTATGGCCATAATCGGTATACAAACAGATAGAGAAAATCCTGAGTTTACTATCGCAGACTTCACCTTTTGGATGCCTCAATTCAAACAATTTATGGAGACCGACGAAGGTAAAGCGTACTTCGAAAATCTATACCCTATCGCAAACGCAAAAATCTTCAAGAGCATTTATGGCTCTGACTGGAAACTCGCTATGAGTTATTGCATTGCACATTATGCGACACTAATCGCTCAACAAAATCAGGCTCCTGTCGGAGATACACTTGAAAGTATTGCTGGAGGAAATACAACGAAAGGAGTGTTAAGCTCGATGAGTGTTGGTGGTTTTTCAAAAGCATACGATATTGATAAGACAATGAGTTCTGATGATGAAGCAAAATTTTGGAATCAAACGTCTTATGGGAGTGCTCTTTGGGCATTGCTTAAAACAAAAAACATTGCGAGCATCTTCGTTGTAACCTCAAATCCTGTACCGGGAGCGAACTAATATGAGCAGAAATCACGTTATCGACCCTACATTTTTCTTTGACGCAATCGACGAATTTTCGTTTACATACCCGATATATGTTGTCAACAAAAACGGAGTCGATGATTATGGGAACACAAAACTAACGTATTCGAAAACAACAATCTCTGGCTCATTACAAATACAAACAAAGCGTGAAAGACAATCGAAAGATGGCAACACTGATGAAGTTCATTATAGGTTTTACTGCAAAAGTTTGTATAGAATTGATGTCGGCGACATAATAGAG